TCATCATCCATACGGTAAACTTCTACATAGTAGCCAAGGGATTTAGCCAAGTGAACATAGTGGGCAAACTCCCATTTTTGAGTAAAGGTGTTAGAGATACACAGGTCAGCACCACGAGAGAAAACTAACTTAGCAATCTCAAAACAAGTTTTGTGGTTTTCTTTGACGTTCTCGCCTTTCCATTGGTAAGCAGCGGTCTTGACGCAAAGCATGTCAGCCTCAAGATGTAGGCATTCAAGCTTGCTATTCTTTACAAAAGTAGTTTTTCCTGATCCGGGCCAGCCACGAACAATGTAAAGGACCGGAGCGTTGTCTATGTTGTTATCATCAATCATTTGCCAATCCCATAAATTCATAAGCTTCTTCTTTTGAAACAGACTGGTAAGGCTCAATGTTACTAAAAAGTTTACTGATCATTTCATCAACACCTAAAGCCTCTTCAGAGGATTGAATTCTCCCATTCTGTTGATAGTCAAAGGTCCTCTCCAAAAGGATATTAATGCAGGGTGAAAGTTCAAGGTGTGACTCAAATACTGCATTGCGCATCCAACCCGCGCCACCATACAACTCACAGTAGACAGCGCCAAGTAGTACAGGGGCATCTGTGATTACATACTGAACCTGACCTTTGAGACGGATTAGGTTCCGGTACTGTTTAAAGGTTACATAAGGTTGAATTTGAAGAGTTGCTGAACGCTTCTCCCAAACAAAATCCTTGGCAACTTCGGTTACAAGTTCAACGTCAAAACCCTTCTTCTTCATTTTCACAAAGATATCAGCAGCGGTTGTTGATTTTCCAATTCCGGGTCCACCGAAAACGTTGATATAAGTAGTAATCATGGTGTCACCTTCTCTTCGTAAGTCATAAGCTTTCCTTTGTTTAGATTTCTCTATTATAGATGCACTTATTTTCTCGTTATTAGCCACACGACAGGATTTAACCTGTAACCCTCCTTTATCAGTGAAGTGCTCTTTGTTCTTGAGCTACGTGTGGCAGTTTCATTCTTACAGTTTCTTAGTAAAGAGTGAGGCAACACCCATTACAACGCCAGTCACAATAAGACCAACAAGGAGGATACCGAGGAAGATTGAGATAGGGAGCCACAGAGGAGCCAGAACCCACCACCAAGACCAAGCAATTACGCCGCCCAGTTTAAGACCGATGAACAGTACAGCAAGGATACCGAAGAAGCCAACGCCGCCGGTGGACTGTGTAGTTGTGTTGTTTTTAGTTGTCATGTTATTTCTCTTTTCATATTTATAAATTGATTAGTCATTAGTCGGCAGTATTTTCATGCCTTAAAACGGGATACTTTCATCGTCATCTTTACCCAAAAGATCACGGGCAAAGTCAATACCGTGCCAGTTATCTACACCTGCTCCTTCTAAGGCACTCAACCACTTTGAGGCTTGAAGGAGGTCCTTATACTCATCTTTGTGGATAGTTACAAGATCTTCCAAGTCTACCTCACCGTTCATTTGTGGTTACTCCTGCTTTTACGATATTTCTCGATCAATAATTCCATTTCTTCAGAGTACTTTCTTAAAGACTCAGAAAACTTAAGTCTCGCTGCTGTCATCCTTTTTAGGCTTTCTCTTCGTTCTTTCTCAAGTTTTAGAAGATAAGCCAAGCACCCAAGCAAAACTAAAATACTAATTACAGAAAATGTAGTCATACCATATATCCTTGAATTGTTTTTCCAGTGTTATAGTCAACAATAGAACCTCGGTAGTAACAGTCATAGTCATCCCAGTGGAGTTCAAACTCAACATTACCATAGGTGACAACTATAGTGTCTAGTTGGTTTGTCTCAGTATCCCTCAAGTACTCTTTAAAAACAACAAAGAAGTAGTCACTATTCTGGTTGTAAGGGATAAAGGTCTCAAATTGTTCTTCTTCAATCGACATTTAATTCTTCCAGTACTACAAAGTCTACAGTGGGGTGTCCTAGTGATTCAACAGTTTCCTTATCCTTTTTAGCCACAGCGCAGACCAGTGACCTTGGCATCTGAAGGAAGTCCGGTACAGGAGAAACTAGCCAACGGTGCATAGAGAAGCTACGACCAGAAATTCGGCGGTTGATACCAGTAATCCCCTCAGGTGAGGTGTCTGAGCAAACAATCTTGGAAATATGGGGGTTTACCCAAAGCTGCTCAATTAACTCCTCTGTAAAAGGATCAATACCGAATACACAGACAACATCTGTATCACCCAGATTACTAATAAACAAGTTAGCAGCTTGCACTGGTCCAAAAGGCTCTGGCTCTGGCTTTTTGCCACGGTCCTTTTTAGGGACGAGGACAACCTTACGTGGCCGACCTCGTCCTTTCTTTTTAGGTAACTCATTTGTCATAGTCGGTCCTTATTATCTTCGTCATAAAGTTTATGTTTAAGCTCATCATACCCCCCAACAAGCTCAAAAATCTGAGGGACCTTGTTATGACCAAGATCAACAGTCAAGATTTCCCTTAGTCTGTCATTTTCTTTGTCAGTAACATCAAAATAAGTAAACTCTTTGTCTGCTTTTATGAGAGCGTTTATTGCAGCCTCACAATACGAGCAGTTTTCACGACCAAGTACTAGGTACATTAAACTTCCTCTGCGTCTTCTACGTCATCTTCATCAGCCATTTGGCTCTTAGCAGTTTCCAGAGATACTGTAAGCATAATAATGACTTCTTCCAAAGTGACATTCTTAGAGAACATCTGGAGCTGTTTATCTTTTACAGACAAAACAACGGTTTGGCCGTTTTCATCAATGACAGATTCCAAGGCAGGGTTGCCCTCTACAGCTTCAATAGCGACAGAGTCAGTGTTTTGATCTTGGTTTTCCATGTGATTTCTTCTTCCTTGTTTTCTGTTTTGTTATTTATTTTGTCGTTAGCTTTTAGAACAGCCTTTAGAGCGAGGTAGTAGTTATCTCTTACTGCTTTTTCCAGCATTAAATTTCACAACCCCCTCCGCCACAAGCTAAGGTAGCAGCACCTTCAGTGTTATCTTCGGACTCATAGTTAACAAGCTGAGAAAAGTCAACATCAGGCATAAGTTCTTTAGCTACCAAGTATTCTCCTTCATTACAAGCAGTATAAGGGGCTTGCTGATAGGTATGCTCAGAGTATGGTAAAAATGACACACCAGTGATGTAGTCAAAGTTTTGGTAGACCCAGTCACCAACGGTCAGCCACTCGTGTTCCTTGACATAGACAGTGACCGAGACAGAGTGTTCTGACCAGTGCTCTTGGTACATTTTCCAGTTCTCAAGCTGTTGGATTGCACCCTGCTCATCTGCAAAGACCGCATCTTTTGGAGCCTTAATCGGGAAGTAGAACACAGTTGTCATTTCAGGGTTCATTGCATCAGGCTCGTTTGGTACACCTTGATCCTTCAACATCTGAGTAAGAGGATCACTATTAGCCTGACGGACAGACCGAATGTAGAACTTAGCAAAACGACCATGAATACCTGAAGCAGAGTCAACCAGTTGTGATACTGTGCCAGAAGGTTTTACCGTAGTTACTGCTGTTGAAGGGTTAATACCCAAACGCTTAGCAAATTCAATGTTTGTGTTTACAGCAACCTGCTTAAGTTCTCTAAGAAGTTCCGCCGTAGGGTTTTGTAGCAGTTCACAGTCTTGAATACCAGTCAAGGAGACACCGAGAAGGCGCTCTTCTTCACAGTTCTTAATCCAGATTTTACGTACGTATTTGAAGTCAGTCAAGGAAGATTGGAGGGTTCCAATAATAGCTGCAATACGAACCTTTTCCTTAAGATCCTCTACAGAGTCACCAGCACGGCCCACAACTTCAGTAAGGTTACACAGTTGACCATTGCGTAGCTGAATTTCAGCGCAAGGGTTTGTGCCAACAAGAGCAGTACTATCTCGGCGTGTTGGGGTAAAGGCCTTGGCACCCGCACGGTTAAATATGCCACGCTCGCCGGACCCTGACTTCATCAAGGCAACCCACTCATCCATAAACACAGCCATAGAAGGCTTAGACTCATAAACAGCAGAGTTGTTAGACAAGGCACGTTGTTTTTCTAGGAAGTTCCAGTAAATTGTTTTGTTGTTTTCAAGATCAAACTTAGCTGACTCTTCCCAAGTACCCTTCTCAAAGCTAACCATGTAAGTCGGCTTTGTAGGCTGGTTCTTCTTCATCGTAAGGGCGTATTCCCAATGTGTATCAGTTTCGTTAACAAGGACATACTCATCTACTTTGAAGACACTTTTACAGTCACGTACAATTACATCGCCCAAGTCAGACAAAGAAATTAGGGCAGAGCGACGTACACCACCAACAACTACAATCTCGGCCTCTTTACATACAATATCGTGCACTTCTTGTGTGGTAAGTTTACGGCCAGCAGCCCCTTTAAATACAGAAGTTACGTAGGCAAAAAGATCCATAAGTGGCTGCGGACCAGAAGCTCTTCCACCCATAGTCTTAAGTCGAGCGCCTTCGGGCCTAATTTCAGAATAATCCCATTCATGTTCGTTTCCTAAATATAGATCAGCAACTAGTTTGCGAAGTGCCTTAGACCAGCCTTCAGCGGAGTCGCCGATAGTGATAATACGATCAGTTTTGACAAAGTTGTCGTTAATGATCGGTAGTTTGCTTACGTACTTTGACTCAATAGAAAAGCCAAAGCCTGTGCCTGACATAAGAATAAAAAGAATCTCATCGAATACTCGAATGTGGTCTACTGCAGCAAAAGCGCAGTTGTAACCTCGGAAGTGGTTCAAAGCAAGGGCATCCCCTGCAGACCACATAGAACGCATTGAGGGCATTACTTTGAGGTTATAGATAGCGTCTTCCATTTGCTGGAATTCTTTATCTGTTAGAACGTTGTTGCCGATTTGTTTTCGCCAGAAGCCCATGACACGGCTAACTGTTTCGGGCCAAGTCTCTCGACGACCTTCTGTGTCTAAAAATCGAGAGTATCGTGATAGGTGAATAAATTTTTGATAGCTATCCATATTATTTGTGGTTCCTTGTTTTTATTATTTTTAAAGTGCTTTTATGGAGTCGTGGGAATTTTGATCTTCTTCTTCGTCATCCTCGTAGTCTTCATAGTCTTCAGCCGCGTCAAATTTTTCTGGCCCCGTTTCGACAGAATAAGCCTCATCATCAAGACCTGTAATTAGCAACCAGAATTGCATTAGGGTAGTTCGCTGATCATCATTGAACTTGTCCTTAATAGCGGGATCGTTCAGGAAACGAGTAACACCTGCCTCATTGTCTGCCTTAAAGTTGGCATACATAAGGTTATTTGCATAGTTCCAGAGGCGCATTTCCTCAGGTGTGAGTTCAGTGTATTCCATTAATTAACCCGCCCTTTTTTCTTTTCAAGTTCTGCTTGGTGAATGTCAGAAAACATCACTAGGCTTTTCTGTTCTTCTTCTGTCATAGACTCAAATCCTTCCTTGATACCAGCCATAAAATTCTTGTCATAGTCTGACAGAGGGATCCCCATAACAATCTTAGAGAGAATTGAAGTCGTCATTGCAATTAGAAATTTCTCATTGTTCATTTAAAAATCTACCTTTTCATCTTCATCAAAATCATTGTCTTTGTTTATTGAGGTCATCCGGCCTGTCTTGTAATCGTAACTAAGACTTCCAGAAGGACCAGTTAAACCTGTATAGCGGCACTTTAGGACCTTTGTTATAATGGTGTTTCTAACTTCCTCATCAGGTGAACCACCATCCCTTGCAAAAGCAATAACATCCATACTAATTTGCTTAATAGAACCTGAGCCACGAATGTCATCTAAGGTTGGCAGCTTACCCTCTTCAAAAGACTTACCCTTACTGTCAGGTGTCTTACGCAAGTGTGAAATAAGACCTAACCAAATATCATGCTTCTTAACAACACGTAGTAGGTCACCCATGACTTTGTCTGTTGCTTCATTCCCAGTTAAACCATCTGCACCTTCAGCAACTAGCAGAGTAATATGGTCTAAGAATAGATACTTGACACCTTTCAGAGCCATAAACTCTAAGTGATCAACAACAGAACTGTTTGCTGCTGTACCGTGGTGGTCAAGCAACATGATACGGTCACTACCGAAGACATTCTCAAATCCTGTCTCTAGTTCTTCATCGGTAAGCTCCTCTTCAGCAGGGTTTTTGAATAGAGACATCCCAACTAGTTTTCTTGTTGTTTCTGCTGGCGACTCTTCAAGGCTAAGGATACCAATTTTATCTTCTGTGGTTTCGAGAAGGTGCATAACAATTTCTCGTAGTAGTGTTGACTTACCAGAGCCAGTACCGGAAGTCCACAAAGTAATCTCACCAAAGCGCATACCTTTAAGCTTTTCATTAAGCCCTGACATAAAGGGTGGGTAAGGAATAGATTCTAGATTGTTGTAAGCTTTTAACTGCTCCCAAAGACCTTCCTTAGTCAAAATGCCCGCAGGAGTATAATCCACAGAACGCCATATGGCTTCCATAACAGCCTTCTTGTTTTTTACAAAAAGGTCTGAAGCATCTTTCTCACTACTCTTCACAATCTTAACTTTGTCAAATCCGATTATACGAGCGGCCTCAGGCATAGCAATATCACCAGCCTTATCATTATCCATCCAAAGGATTACTTCATCATACTCACGGATCTTATCACGAGCCTCAATCAGGTCATTCAGTCCCGTGGCTGAACGAAGAGAGATAACTGGATAGAAACACTTGTAGTGGGCATAACTTGCAGCTTGAACAGCACAGGCATCTTCTTCACCTTCTGTGATAATTAGCTTACGACCACCATTAAATTTGTCTAGGCCAAACAAAGTCGATACTTTGCCAATAGAACCCCTTGATTTGAAGTCCTTTGGTAGTACCCTAATCTTGTATCCTTGAGGCTTGTTATCAACAATATCATAGGGATAGTACTTTTCAGTAACTTCACCAGAACTATTGTAACCAACCTTTACACCGTAGAAATCATAAATTTCCTTAGGTATTTTACGCTTAGGGTCTGCTGCAGAAACAAAATCATTTGTTACTTCATCTACTAGCCAAGTACGATTACTACCCTTTGTATTGTTACTTGTCTGTCGGCCACTTGACCCTGTGTCTGCAAACAAGGCGTCTAGGTCTTCGTCTTCATCCATAGATTCTCCTTTCCCATAAGGTTTAGAGCAACCCGGAGAAAAGCAGTAAGAACCACCATCTTCATAAATTGCTCTGTTGTCGTTACTTCCACAAAAAGAACACGGCTCGTGTCCTACAATCCTACTCAACGATACCTCCTTTTAAAATTCCTTATAAATTTCTTAGTGTTAATGGTTAATTCCTCTTTTGGCGCAAAGCGGATAGCGGCAATCTGAGCATTATAAAATCTTGGTAACACACCACAAGGTAACTTTTCAGTCATAACACCAAGGATCATTTGAGTGTAGGCCTCTGCGTAGTACAACCCACCTTTTGTTTTGTAGAGGTCAATAATCAAGAACTCAAACTTTTCTTTACCAATTTCCTTAATAGCTTTGTTTAAGTGTACAGAAGAACCTGTGTAGGACCTCCAAGGCATTTCCTTATTATAACGGGGTGATTTCTTTTTACCACCATACCTCATCTGTTTCTTACCAATGTAAAACTGGTTGGTAGCCTTGTTCTCAATTGAGTATATAAAACCAATGTAAGCTTGGGTATCAAAGTAACTAGGGAAGTTACCATAAAAGGTCCAATGTCCTATTTCATCGTTACTTGATTGCTTCATCATACGTTTCCCTTGTGATCTTAAAGTGATCATCAAAGGACCGCCAGATATGAATTAATCGTCCATTGAATAACATGTTTTCGTAGCCATACTGGTCACCCTTAGGGTCATCATACTTATTGTGGTAAGCAATACAGACAGCCTTTTGGTAGTCACACGGCTCTACATCTTCTAGGATTTTAGCTGCCGTTTTTGGGCCACAACCCTTAAGCCCCGGTATGTTATCAACATTATCGCCCATAAGTACTTGATACCAATAGAACCACTCAGCGTACTCTGCTGTAATCTCATACTGGTGCTTAGGTTTTGTTGGGTGGATGTTGATGTAGTGCTTCCCATCAATACAGTCTAAGTCTTTGTCAATAGAACAAATGATGTAGTCAGTGTCAGTGCGTTTACAGTCATTAGACCAGATACGTAGCAAGTCATCTGCCTCATACCCATCTGTTGAGATAGACTCCTCTTTGGCTGCGAGGTAGTCTTTTAGATCATCAAACCATACAGGTTTACTGCTTCGAACAGCAGCCCGTGTCTTTGATGCCTTATACTCAGGGTGGATATCAAGTCGGTAGTTACCAACACCACCAACAGCAATAGCATACTCATCAACAAACAACTCATTTAAGATGTTCTCTAGCAACATGTCCATGTTAATTTTAGCTTTAGCAAAACCATTTTTAGCAAAGGACTTCTCAGCCAAAACTAGCTGTCCATTATAGTGTTCTTCATCAATCTCACCATCAGTGAAACGCTTCTTAAGCTTTTTCAGGTATGTCTCATAAGTTCGTTTAACATGCCAGTAAGCTTGATAAATTAGTGGGTCTCCATCAATTAATGCAATCATTTATAGTTGGTCTCCTGTTAAGTCTTGGTCATTAGTCGGCAGTATTTTTCGTCCTTAGTTTACTTGTAGTTACCATCCAACAGCCTTGGATGCAGTGGCATGCGCTCCATCTGAAAATCGCTTTTCTTTCATAATCTTTACAAAGTAATCTGAGCTTTCATGTTCCTTGCTAAAAAGATCGTTACCAAGATCTGCAAATCGCCACTGCCATAATAGCTGCTCATAGGTCGCTGTGTCAATCCATTCTTTGATTTCTTCACTCATAGGTACCATAGTTTATTCCTTACCTAGTTTTATCATACAATGCTCTCTTAGCGAGTACTACAGCAGTGCTGCTACTTACTAAAATGATTGCCTCTAGCGCCATTTTGTATCGAGCTATTGTTTCTTTGTCAGTAGTGTCTTGGTTATCACAATATGCTTCTGTAGTTGGTTGTACCATAGTTTGTTCCTCACTTAGGGTTAAGTTCACGGTCACTGAGCTTGTTTATGTTGTAAGTCATAAGCTCTGACAAGGTGTATCCTCTCTTGTGGGCAATTACTGTAATATACCAGAGTACGTCACTAAGTTCTTGCACAATAGGAACAGTACAATTTTCACTTTTACGAACCTCTAGCATCCGCTCTTGCATAACCTCCCCAGCTTCACTAGCAAAGCCAACAAACAAGTGCTCGTCTGTTGTACCTTCTTCTAGAAAGTCCAAGGCAATTTTGTTGTATACTTCTAGGTTCATACTCATGTCGTTTTCTCTCCCGTAAACGCCGCTATCATAGCGTCGCGGTGGTGGGTGTTGGCTGCGGCTTTGGCTTGTTCGCGGGTTGGGTGCCGTTGACCAAGATCAACTGGCTGCAATTGTCCGTTAACATAGTAGGTTGATGCCCAGCCGTAGAAGCCCCACTCCACTAGATAGCTACGCCCATCTAAACGGACTACATAGGTTTCGTGTAGTGTTTCACCTTCTCTCCAAACCAGCGGCGCAGTCATTGAGGGCAGGGCGGCTAGGATAGCGTCGGCTGCTGCATCTATGTCCACCCTCTCTCGATTTAGCTCCCCCACGTTGTTGTCTTCTATGATGCTAATAATCTGGTCACGCATACTCATGTTGTTTTCTCTCCCGTTGTGGTTACATACAAAACTTTATCAGGGTTCTGACAAAAAGGGTTTCCGTAAGTTTCCTCTCGCTCTTGGATTATTAGGTGTTGCTTATCTTTGTGAACCGCCCTGTTTATGATATCCTTCATCATACGGATAACTTTCTGTGGTGTCATCCCGTCTAGATGTAGATCGGTCATTTTGAAACCCTCTTAAAACTACTGATCAACATACTGCAAATATCTTCCAGACCGTCCTTACCTTTCATACAAGCCCAACCTTTATCATTGTTGTAAACTGTGTACTTTGTCCCAGCCACGTAAGCAAAGGAGGCACTGTGAGTACACAACATAACGTCACCAGCCTTCATTAAATTTGTGTGTCGTTCTTTAGGAGCTGTTTGTGTTCCACTAGTCTTAGTCATTTTTAGTCTCCAAATTAAAAGATGATACTTTCTTACCTTCTACAAAGTTCCTAACACTAACTACACCAATTACCTCACAATGACAACCCTTCATTTCCATAGCTCTTACACATGCCTCACTCTTTGTTTCAAACCACTCGCAAGATACATCATGGCTGTTAATAATGAGTAACCAAGGTAACATAACTATTTCTCCTTTTCCAAAATTAAGTCCTTAAACACTCTTGGCATAACTTCCCAAAGAGCACTTGCCTCTTCCACACAGCGAACCCTAGAAAGAGCTTCACCAACTTTCCTTAGCTTAACGTGGTCTCTATGAGCACTACGCTCAGCCATAATTTCTGCAACCACTTCTTTACACATTGGATACAGCCTTGTGTTTCCATAGGCGTCTCTTGATGCAAGTGTAAAGAAGTCAGGCTCGTCTCTAAAACCCTTTGTTAAGGACCACTGAGCTTTATCACCAATTAGGGTAAGCCTACCTGTCTTGTGGACTTTTCCAATTTCAACAGTTGCAAAGCCTCTCACTCCGTTAAATCTTGGGTAACTTACTTTCAGTGCTATGTCGCCTTCTTTAAACAGACTCATTTCTTTTCCTTCCTAAATTCCTTACTTCTTCAATTTTCTTAAAAGAACCAAACAAGTCTACAAAGTGGTTGGCTGTCATAGAAACAGCTTGGGGACCATTTTTCAAACTGTACTGAGTAATGATTACAGTCCCATCGTTGTTTAGGTGTACTTCTACATCTTCATTTTTATTTTCAGGGCAAAGTGCGGTAATCAAAGCCCCTTGTTTGTCATATTCAACTGTCTGCATTTTATCTTACCAATCCCTAATCACTTGTGTCAATTTCATCCCGAAACCCTAAGGCAACAGGTGTTCGTGGTGCAAGGTCAGAACCCACACCCATGTACTTGATCTTCATGAGCTTACCAAGGAACTTTTCCTTTTTATCCCAAATGTTTTGAAGATCTGCTTTAGTAAAGCCCTTAAATACTCCCACTTTGGTCTTAAATGGAGTACCGTCCTCAAAGAAGCCTGTACCTTCGATATAACCAAGGGTGTTTGCAGGAATCATATTCTCTTTATGAATTGATCGCGAAGAGCGGCCCAACTCGTTTGTTGTTTTTGGGTTGTTGTTTACTAGCATTTCAAAGAAGCCTGTTACAACAATTTCAGTGTCTACACGAGACTTGTATTTGTACATACCACCTGATTTAGCAGTGGCCCGCCCATTCTTGTAAGGCGCATCACTACGACGAAAAATAGCCCCTTCGTGACCCTCTTGTAGTAACTCTTCAACAAACTCCATAACTTCATCGTAGGTGTGTAGAAGGGCAGAGCCGTGGAACTGAGCAAAATCTGAAGGGAACATCTCTAAGTCTTTTTTCACAGCACTAAGGCGTCTTGTATACTCACACTTCATATCCCATCTGTCAAATACATAGAATTTGTGCTCTGCTTCAAGGTCTGTTTTAACACAAGCACGGGAAGAGTTCTTAAAGCAAAATTCATCGGTGAAGTTACCAACAACGACTTCTCCATCAAAGCCTTGGAGGGTGTCTGCCTCTGCAGCAACCTTGGCTTGAAGTTGTTTGTTTCGCAGAGGTTTAAGAGAGCGAGAGTACCCAATGCCGTTGTCAACAAGCATACGGATACCGTCAAGTTTAATAGAACCAAGCAAGGGTAAGTTGGCCTTGACTAGTTCTGGGTGCCAACCTGAGTTGTCGGCCAACATTGGTTTGTTAATGGCAAGCATTATCTGTATCCTTTAAAATAAAATTAATGATGTCTTCCTTTGTTATGTCCGATCGATAGATTTTAATGTATTGGAGAATTTGTTCCTTTGTCATAGCCCTCATACGGTTTTGGTTAGGCACACCACTTTTATCATGGTCAAGGCCTCTTTGTTTGTGATCAAGACCAAAGACCCTAGTAGACTTGTTTGCCAGTCTTTTCATTAGAATTTCCTTTGTTATTAGTGAACATCAAAGTAGTCAATACCTATCTTACAATCTCCACAAGTCATAATATCAACTCCGACAGCCTTAGGTGCTTCCACAAAGGCCTTCATAATAATCTCTTTAGCAAATTCAGCTTGTTCATCCACCACTTCATAAGTTACCTCGTCATGGTAAAATAGAAGGATTTTGTTATCAACGTTCTGAAGCTCAAACTGCTTTTCAATCTCAAGGACAGTATACTTCATTACAACTGCTTCGGCACCTTGGATAAGGTAGTTAAGTGCCTTGTGCTTACTGTCACAGTAGATTGGGCGACCGTCAAGGCCAACAATAAATCCACTAATCTCAGCTTCGTCTTGAGTTGCCTTGATAAGCTCGTCAAGCATTGGGTAAGCTTCCTGAAACTTCTTTTTAAGCCTTGCGCCAATCTTTTCAGAGATACCAAGAATACTGGCAAGTTTAGCACCACCTGCACCGTACAGGAAAGCAAAGATAAAGGGTTTTGCATCAGCACGAGAAATTGTTTGTCCAACAATTGCAGAGAGAATATCAGCGTTCTTCTGGTGAATGTCACCCTCAAGAACTTCCCTCATAAACTCAGGGTCACCCATAAAGTGAGCCAGTAGACGTAACTGACAGGCAGCGGAGTCAGCGGAAACTAACTTAGTACCTTCTGGTGTGATAAACAAGCTTCTGAACTCACGACCAAGCACAGCCTTACCAGAAGGTAAGTTAGCAATAATTTTGTGAGTTTGTCTGTAAGTTGGTGTACCAATGTTAAACACATCACCGTGAAGACGACCTTTGTCATCAATGTGATCAAACCAACCACTAATAATTGAGTTACGAGAGCGCAGGGTGTAGTAGTCCATCAAGGCCTTACCCATGTCCCCAAGAGGTTGCAAAGAAGTGTCAGACAGCTTAGCTGAAACCTTTACGAATTTTCCATCGATTCGTTTGAAGTTCCACTCGTCCGGCTTCCAGCCGATTGAAGTAAGGTGCTGCTTAACCGTAGCAGTGTTGCCAATATCACCATCAGTAAACTCAATCCTGCAAAAGCCACCAGATTCCCGGAAGAAAGGGCTAGTATCAACAGTGGTGTCATCAGGAAGCCCAAACCAACGGCTAGTGTATGCAGCAAGTTTTCCTGCTTTCGTGTAAGTTGGCATTTTTGTGACTGCATAACGTTTACCTGTTGTTTTTTCATTATCAATAGTAGTGTCTGCGTCCACAACTTTTATTGTTGGAGGTAGGAAGGGGTTAACGTAATTCTCAATCTCCCTAAGTTTCTTCTCAATAACAACCTGAAGATCTACAGCGCCTTCCCTATCAAACAACCAACCGTTTTCTGATTGTTTTGCCATAACATAGTCCATGTTGGTTTCTGATGTCAGAGCGCGAGGCATAGAGTTGTCTTGGATAACCTTAAGATAACGCTTAAGTTCTTTCATCAAATACAGGTAGACAAGTGTTCCAAGTCGAACGTCCTGCTTCATGTACTCAAACATTTCTTCAGAAAACTCGTCAAAGCCACCTGTGTAGTCACCTTTGTAAAAAGTACCAATAAGCTCACGGCATTCATCTGCCACGGCTTTGTTGCCCATTCGGATAGCCTTACTCAGCCTAACCTTGTTTTCTTCCTCAAAGAACAGACCCCATTTCTTTAAAGAGTGTCCAAAGCCAAACCTGTTAAAGTTAAGAACCTGAGACATTACCTTAGTACACCGGACTGAGGCCTTTGGTTTCCACTTAAAACCTGAGATCCTTGATATTTTCTCAAGAGCTGGAACGTCATACCCATTAGAGTTGTGAGCAACAATTGTATCAGCACTATCAAGAAAGGCCAGAAACTCTTTAAATTGGTGAGGCCGAAACCAGTACTCCTTTCCTGTGGTCACATCAATAGCCCCAGCACAGTGGTAAGTTGTAACGTGTCTTAGAAGGTTGTTGTTTTCTGTGTCAAATACAAGTATCAATACAGCACACTACTAGTAGAACCGTCCATAAACCGTACGCCTTCCTCTTTTACTTCGACAATAACATTTTGGCCACTCGCTAACCTTTTAATCTGTTCAGCTGTTAGATCTTCTTTTGCTGAATACTCGCCACGAGGCTCTACCTTAGTAATACCTCGCTCAAACTCAATCTCTTCAACCAGTCGGTTACCATACCAAGCAATCTTCTTAGCATCTTGCAGGGCGTCGTCTTTGCCACCCAAGCGGAAAGAATATTTGAATACCTGACCAAGAACGTGAGCAATAACACCTTTGTGCTTTGACAAGGCGTATCTCATAATATCCATGTATTCCATCCCTGTCTTGAGGAACAGTAGCATGGTAGCTGCAGAGAGTATCTTATAGTGTTTTGGGTTGATAACAGCGTCTTGTTCCTCTGGTGTCATAGAACCAAAATCACCGTGAAATTTATCTTCTTTACTCATTCGTTGTTCCCTTATTTTCTGTAAGTTTGAAAGTAACCGATTCAGAGTAGTATCCATTTGAAGAACCATGCCAGCGCACATCTACAGAGCCGTCAATACCCCTGAAGGTGTAGAATGTCCAAGTATTGCTTTCATCCCTACCTGAACAGCCTTCTTCTGGTTCATCGTTCCACCTTTCTTCAGCAACTAGAATTGGATTTCCAATCAGGTCATCCCAATCACCATTTACATCATCGACACATACATCCTCACAACAGTCTTGGTCATGGTAAAACCTACCTTCACTGTTGTCTGAGAAAGTCATGACAATTTCATCTTCTGATTGGGAAATGTGTGTTGGTGTCTTACCAACGATTGTGTGTAAATTACTCATTTGTTTTCCTTATTTTCTGTAAGTGGAACCCGATTAGCGATTAGGTCTTCATAAACTTTATCAAGCTCTGATCTTAAAATCCCAGGACTGATTACATCATACTCACTATGGATCCAGATAACATCTTTGACAGTAGATTCTCTTCCCGCTTGAAACGCTTCTTCTAACTTTGCTTTTGCGTCAGTTCTTTCTTTCGTGACTTTCGCAAGTTGTTTACAAAGCGCACTTATGTTTGAATTAGGTGCAGAAAGTTCCTTTTCAAGCTCTACTACTTTTGCCTTCAAATCTCTAATTTCTTTTAAAGCACTTGAAGGTGTGTTTAATGCAGAGTGTACTGATTGTGCTGCTTCCCACCGTTTGATTTCAGCCAAACACCTACTACATTTTCTGCAAGCATTTCCTAAAGCAAAAGAGCCTCTACAGGCAATCCCGCTCATGTATACATCACCCATCTAGCAATCCCTCCCACAAAAGCAGCAAGGGTCTTCTCCGGGTTCATCATTACACCAGCAGCAAGGTTCATCATCTGCTTGCCAATACTCCTCTGACTCCTGTGCCTTCCTACTCTGAACCGCAGCTTTGAGGGTTAACTTGTTATCAAAGCCAATACTCTGTGCTGCTTGGTTTCCAACTTCCCAAAGGCTTACATCGCTATTAGCCTCAAAGATAACTGCACGTTCTTCGTAGAGGTCGTCAAGCTGTTGCCCAGTCATGGGAAATCTATTTGCTTTTGTCTTTGACATTCTTTCCTCCTGCCTTCATATTCCAATTGTAACCATCTTGTTTATTAGGGTTATCTTCAGGTCTAAGCGTCTTTTCAAGATCATAAGCTTCCTGCTCAATCATACCCCACTGCAGACACTTAACTATAACACTGCCGTTGTACTGCCAAAGGTAGTCGTAAACGCTCCTGTGTGGGGCCTTCCCAAGGGAAGCAAGGTAAGCTTCTATCATATAACGGTAGAAAACCCCGTACATTGTTAAAGGAGTAACACCAATATACCCTTGCTTGATACCTGAGTGGCAGTCTAAGGTTATCTGGTAAACAGAGTAGGTGCCACCCTGAAGGCCTTTCCTTGTAGCAAGTTGTTTGTAGGCCGTTGTCATACAGCTTACTTTAGGCTTTACACCTCTCACAAAGGAGGTAGGAAACTTTTCAGAGTTTCTGACAATTAACATCAGTAATACTCCAACACAGCATCAATTGCATCCTCAAGTGTGTAGTGCTTCTCTGAATACATTGCCTCATAGAACGGGTGAGGTGGGTCTTCAGGGTCACACCAGAGAATAATGATTTTGTTCTTAGTGTGAGCAAACATAGTTTCCATAGCTGTACCAGTGCCTTTGCCAGAAGAACGGCGAGCGTCAACCAGCATAACCTTGGAATTGGCGATATCTTCAAGATCTTGCTTAAAGATACGTTTACAGATATTCATACCCTTAACAACTTCCTGAAGGTAATCTACACCTTTTAGTTGATCGTGAAAAGACACTCGACGTGTTGGGTCAAGGTAGTCAATTCCAGCAGCATCAAGTCGTTCTGATGCAGCGGTTCGCCAGCTTGTCATGTGATCAACGGAAACATCTTCCATTGGGCCAGCCAAATACGTGTGGTTTTTATGCTTATTCTTCATTGTAGCTATCCTTAACTTTACGATTAAAAATCTCGGCTTCTAAATCAGTTAGCGCACCTCGGCAAGCAGAAAGGCGTCTAGCTAAGTTGCTTCTTTCCTTTAGCAGCTGCTCATCACTAACCCCGATAAATTTACTTTTCATCATACTCCTCCATGGTTTTATCAAAAGAAACTCTTGCCACATCACAGGCGTCTAGAAAGGCCCGTGCATCTACCCAAGATAAGTCGTTAGCTACACTTATTCGAATATCACCTTCCCTGTCTGGCCCTTCTATAAGAACTTGGTCGTCTTCAAAGATTGTTTTCATTCTTGCTAATCCTTAATCATTTTTGCAACCAAGTTCCAAACAGACTGCTTGCGTTTATGTCCTTTAATCTCACTTACCATTACACTAGGAACAATACCAAGAGACAGGTTGCCGAACTCTGTTGTAGTAAACTTATAGTCAGATGTGTCAGCTAGATTAGAAACGTTGTGGGCAACAGACTCAGCAATTAGTATGCGGTTGTCTTTGCTGCCAACGTAAACTTCAACAAATAAACTCATTACAACCCCATTCCCAAAAGGACAGATACTACAGTAAGGAACGCAAAGGAAGCCGTAAATGCCGAACCAATTAAGGCTCCAATACCGTCTCTGTTAACTATATCTGTTATTGTAAAAGATAGACACAGCAAAGTAAGTACACTGAGAATGCCTGTCCCGGTTAGCCAAAGTGCTGTTAGAATAATCGTCATCATACTGTCATTTCCTTCTTTTTAAAGCTTTCCGTTACTTCTTGATTGATAATTGCAAGGTGAAACTTAGAAATTTCCTCTGCACTGCTAAAGTGGTTTGGGTAGCCTTTGTAGATAGTCTCACACCAGTTATCCCACCAGTACTCACTGCCCTCCACATTCACAGTTTCATGGTATTCTTCAGCACTATCCCGCTTAGAAAACTTCTTAGAATTGTATCCAAGCTTTTTTAGGTTGTGCACATCCAAACAAGCTGTGTCACGCCCTAGGAGTTGCAAGAAGAAAGACGCCTTGGTAATACCGATGCCACGGATATCAGATAGCTCCTGTGATAGCGATACGGTGCTCTTTGCGGAGTTCTGGACGTCTGACATGAACTTGTCTTTGTCCATCATATTGTAGTCTTCGTAGGCGGTAATCTTGTTACCCCAACAATGACGAGATAGCAGACCTTCCTCAATGAGTGAGTTAGTCACATCTGGCAGGGTAAGGAACTTCACGCGGATTGACCCGATAACAAAGTAGAACAGACTGTCAAGGCCTTTTGGACCAGTGTTAAATACAAAGTCTCGAATAGAAGGCACATCATCTTTATACATTTTTGTTTCCATAATAATGTTTGTTTAGTACTTCAGCAATTTCTTCGGCAACCATATCGGGGAATACAAAAGCAGCCCGATTTAAAGTTAGTATCCTTGTTGGATAATCTCTGTGAAGCTGCTGCTCATAAATATGTAGGCCATTTGAAGTAATCATCATAATTTATTCTCTTTTAATTTGTTTCTAAAACATCAAACATTTCATTAAAGGTAATGTTATCACTGTTATAATCTTCATTATCACAGATAAACCAGAACACCCTATTATTGTCATGAAACAGGATAGGTATGTAGTTAGCAGAATCATCGTAGATCCTCTGCTTAATCTCCTGAACAATAAGGATGTCAAGAGGTTTTAGAGGCTCTGGAAGTAGATATTCTAAACAACCTCTTTCATCACCTTGTATAAACTCTTTCCAATTATCTCCAAAAACTTTGAAAAGCCTTTCCTGAGACTTTACCTGTAGCCTGTCTCCAACCTTCAACAAAGATGGTTTTAAGCAGCCTTCTTCAAATTCCCAAATACTCATATTATTATTCCTAAAAAGGTTAAAAAGGAGAACCCACTACAGGTTCTCCAATTGTTATTTTAGCTTAGAATGGGATTTCATCGTCCATTTCATCTTCAACAGTCTTTTTAGGCTTAGGTTTAGCCTTGCCTTTCGGTGCTGTATCAGCGGCAGGAGTGGTTTCTCCATTCGCCTCAGGCACCGTTTCCATTTTTTCTTCAGTAAACTCATCACCATCACTAGGCGTGTACTCAAGCAACTTTGTAAGCTGGATACCAGTAAGCATAGAAGCAACACCTTCTGTGCCTTGGAATACGTAGTCATATTGAAAAATACTTACATTACCAATAGACATATTACCAACAGTATTTGGATTCAATGGGAAACCATTGCCAACAACCTTGACGGGTTTCATATCACCGCCGTCTTTCTTAGTAATCTTACGACGCAAGCTAACAGAGAAATAAGGTTTTCCCTCATCATTTACAACTTGCTCTCGCGTCTTTTCACCCATTTCATCAAGAATAGGTTCTCCATCTTCATCACGTATAAGCTTCTTTAGTGGTTTGAAGTTCACATTGTTTTTCTTCCAGCTCAGGGCAGAAGCCTTGTCTGTAGTTCGAATTTGAACTTCCCAGTAATCTGGTTTGTCATCATCTTTGCTCTTTACAGGAGCATCGGGATCGCACTTGACCCACCAAAGTTCTACGTTTTTAATAAGTGCCATGTTCATATTTCCTTTTCTAGGATTCTAATTTGTTATATTGTGACCACATCGGCGTAAAGCCTTAGTCATTAGTCGGCAGTATTATTTACACTACAATTTCATAGTCATAGGAGGTGTCACCGTAGAGTTCACTGTAGGCAACTTCTGCCCCAGATTTACCATCTAACAGCACAACCTCAAAGACATCGTTGTCTTCGTCATAACTCTTTACCATGCAGTATTCAAGTTCTCCATCAGGGTTTCGGATACTAATTTGACAGGCTTGCTTGCTGCTGAACAGGGTGTTTTTTAAGTGAAGTGTTGTGATTGGTGACATCAGTATTTTATCCTTGCATTTTGTTCTTCTATTCTACGCCTTAATACTGTAGTAATATTGTTACTTGATACCCTTAGCTGAGTTACCCCACACAAAAAGTAACTAACATCTTGCCCAGAGTATCCAAGCGACATTAACTGGTCAACTAACTTTACTAAAGTATCCCTTGACTTTTGGTTGTGAATACGGAACTCAGGTGTTTCAACTCCATTACCATTGTAGGCTTTTGACATCAGTATTTTATCCTTGCATTTCGTTTAAGTTTCTCTGCTTCATGCAAGCTTACAAGAGCGGTTGCCCTAGTAATCTCCCCGCCCGCATAAACATGAATATCTACACCCCTGATATCTTCAACTTTGTCAATCAGATCTTGTAAGGATGCTGCTAGGTCCTCCTCAAGTTGTGTCATTGCTGGTCAGCCCAAAGTTCTAGAACATCAGCGATACGCTCAAAAGAAATCATAAGTGTTTCCAAACGAGCTTCCATGTCTTTTGACTCTTGCCAGTTATCTGCTGCGGTTTGCTCGTGTCGTAGTAAACGCTCTGAGCGTAGTCTTTTACGTTCGTCATATTTCTGCTTAGGTGTCATTGTTTGTTTTCCTTCTTTACAGATAAAAATAAAATCCCTGCATTAAACAGAGCTTCTTGGCAAGATTGACAAGCATAGGTATGCCCTGTCACGTAAGCAGTAGCGCCTACCGCGTGTTCACCTGCTAAAGCTAACGCAACTATTTCGGCATGTCCCTCTTGATTACAAATTGAAATACATTTTTCATAACCTTTGCCTACCGCACGGGGCAAACTTTTTGGGCATTATTGCAGTAATTAGTTCCCACAAAACTTCTACCCTCAGGACTCGCTATTTCACATCTGACCGTTGTTTTAACACAAGGGCCAATCATTAAGAGTTTTCCAGTGTAACTTTACCTGTGTATTCCTTAAAGCCTGAGGTGTACCAATCACTACTAAAGTGTCCGACTTTATAAATGTCTGCGCCGACCAAAACAAAACCACAACCTTTACCCGTAAATAAAACAACAACGCCAGTTTCTCCTTGCATTAGTTTTGGGTAGGGTGGGGTTAAGATATCGGCTTTTGGAGTGAGTGTAGTTTTCATTTCATAGTTCCTTATTGTTTAAGCAAAGGCAAAGTCAGAGTTGAGTACTTCTCGAACATCCAAATTTCCTTTTTCAGGTATAAGATCAAGTGATCCAACCTGTTTCATAATATACTCAAGAGGCTCACCCTCATAGAGTTCAACAAACTTATAACGAACGAACATAAACATATGCCCCATGTTACCAGCGTGGCAACCAAAGGAGTCGTGTACAACTGTTACTGTGTAAGGCGCATCGTGAACTACAATAGCAACGTGTACAGCATCCAAATTGTGAACCACGTTAGGGGGTGTTCCAGTTTTCTGTCTCTGTTTGTCTAAGGTTGCTTCTTGCCAGACACTTAAGGTAAGCCTAATTCGATCTTCACCGTAGTAGAAACTTACCTCTCTGCTCTTTGCTTTCCTGTAGTTGTGTCGGAAAGGAAAGTTTGTGATAGGGGTGTTGTACTCAAGATGTCTTCCAAGGTCATTTTCCCTTTTGGCTAGATCTTGAAACATTCTTAGCATCTTAGCCGGACCCTTGAGTTCCTTATAACAAACATCATAGATAAGGCTACCCAGCATGTAGCCCCACTTGATTTCTTTGTCTCGTAGATACTGGCTTAGGTCTCTTGTGTCATCCACAACTTGTTCACCCATACCTTGACGAGTGCCACCATAAGCCAGTGTCATGACATTTCTTTTTACTGTTTTACGCCAGATCTTTTTATCGTTGATCCTCGACCAGTAAACAGGAAACAGCTTTGTTCTGATGTCGTGATTGTGGTTTTTGAACTCAAGCATAGCAACCTTGGCTAACTTTTTCTTGTCTGATTTCTCTGGGTAACGCTCAACATCACGCAGTAGGTTAAGATATTTGTTGTATACCATGTCAAACATAGCAACATCTGCTATACTCATTGCATCTACCCTAGCATGAATTTCTGCAATAGCGTGGTTAGCAATAAACATGTAAACGTCTCCGGGCTGATCCGAAGGAACAAGGTTAACCAGAGGCGCAATTACTTCGTCCTTAGACATGGCAACAAGGTGCTGTGTACCATTGTTTGATCCATCGATATACACCGGTAAGCAGCTAGGAAAGTCGTCCGGTAGATTGCCAAAGAGGACCCAACTGTCAAGCATATTTAACTCAACACAGGCGGCAAGGAAACAAAAAGGTTTATCTGCGTCCATCCAATCTGTGTTTTCCATTGGGGCAATAGCATACTTACAAATGTCTTCCATATTATTTTGGACCCACTGAACGCGTTCGTCCAAAGGAATACCATCTTTACCAAACACGTTAGCAGTATGAACACAAAGCCAGTAGAAACCCTCTTCACCAAGAACCACCGCTTCATCAAGCAGTAGTAAACCCTTAGCATTGTCAGAAGACTGCTCGTGTAGGAAAGCTGTGTTAGGATAAATCCTACCTCGGAAATCGAGGTTATAAAGGTGGTAAAAGGCGTTTGCTAGATTTCTATCTGCTATCCCCGTGATAGCGTTTATCTCAATAAGCAGAGAAGCCTTCTTCTTAGGGTCAATTTCTCTTGAGAACTTAAACGGTGTCTTTTCACTCTTCATGCACTTTTTAAATACTTCAAACACAGTCTCGTTAATACGCCAACCCGTTCGGTTTAGCTTGTTAAGGGTTTCTGTTATGTAACTCAAATCTGATTCTTCTACTTTTACAATAGTTTCCTCAGGTGCGTTCTTAATAAGTGGATACTTACTTTCTGGATGGAGGTAGGTGTTTGTCCAGTCAGAGGAAGGTTGAGGCACAGGAAATAGGTCCACTTTGTCCTTATCTACTTCTTTCAACATACTGTTTATTGCAGTGGTGTTTATTACAGAGATATGGTACGTTGGGTACTTTGACTTACGACCGTTTGCCAAACGAATATGTCTAGCAATATACTTGATGTACTTTAACTCAAAGTAGGATACAAGGATAAACCAGCCCATGTGAGCCATTTCAACTTCATCAGCTTCAAGCTTGAACTTACGGTTAATAGACTTACCCATGTTTATAACAAGAGACGCTAAAGAACCTCTACTTTCGACAGCACTAAGAATATGGCCGTAGGTTATTTCAATTAGATCAGTTGCAGCAATGTCGTATATTTTCCAAGCTTTTTTCCTTTTATCCACCTTGTCGCCTGTCTTATCAAGAAGGTATTGTTGTCGAAGTGTCAGATCGTCACATAGTTGCTCTAATACAGTTTTCATAATACTCCTGATAGGCTTTGAACATTTGTTGTTCCCTATTTGCAAAAAAAAATTGGAGTTGGAAAGCCCCCACCCCAAAGGGTGAGAGCAAAGGTTTTAGAACTG